CTGTGTTATAATCTCCTCATTAGATAATAAGGAGGTGAAACAAATGTCTCATGATGAAATTCATGATTTAGCAATCGTATATGCAAATTCAAAGTTAGCCGAATACCAAATAGACAGCCGTAGTGCCGTAATGTGTGGCAATACTGAAATGTCTGTTGAGGAAATTCAGTATCTTAAATCTGCTTATCAGTTTGCACTAAATCATCTGACTGAATAGGTGTATATCTTTCACCTTTCAGTGCATGAGAAACAGCATTGCAAATATTAAGGTGATGTTTCTCATCATTGTTTATGGATTGCTCAATACGTTTTAAAGTACTGTCAATGCTTTTTAATGTGTTGAGCATTTCTTTTCTCACGAACAACCTCATTCCTGCTCCTTTCTCTCTACTCAATAAAATAAGAAACTTCTACGCCAAAATAATTAGCAATCTTAATTAGCTTGTCTGTTTTTGGCATTGATTTTCCCGACTTCCAATCTGAAAAAGTACTTCGCGCCATTCCAAGTTCCTCTGACAGTTTGTAAAACGAAACGTTTCTAGCTTTTATGAGCGTATCGAGTTTTTTAAAACTTGCCTGTCGTTTTTTCTTGTTCAATTTCCCATCTCCTTTCTTGACAATAGTTAGGAAATCCGTTACTATAAAAAGTGCCATATTAGGCAAAATACGCTAGGAAGGAAAAGCCTTGAAAGCAATTTTGATTTTGCCTGTTCCATATTTGCGAGGTCACATTTAAAATGTAGCAATCGGTGTAGCGCATTTCGGGCAGTAAAGCTCGATAAAAATCATGGCTGGCATTTCCGGTAATATGCCGTGCTACGCTAGATACTCCTCTCAATCCGTCAGCTAATGGCGATTAAACTGCTGAACTTAAACTGCATAAGTGACGGAACATTTAAAGAAACATTGTGTAGTACCAATGCGTTGAAAGACTTCAAAATGTATATGGTATAAAAAATATTGGAGGTCACTATGCAATACAAACCAAATTACCCAAATATAGATAAATTATTTCCGCAACACAAAATTCCTAAAATTGAATCACCTACATATGAAAAAGACAAATCTCCATACGAGCTTTTAGAAAGTCAGTCTGCTTATCTCGAAAAGACAAGCAAGGAACTTCACGATATGGCTCAATCCGCTAAATCTCAAGCTGATTCCGCAAAAGAGATTGCTGAAAGTTCTAAAACGCAAGCTGAACTAGCTATTAAAGAATCTCAAAAAGCTAGTAAAGCATCTGCCACTTCTGCGGTACGGGCAAACATATCTACGATAGTTTCAGTATTATCTTTAATTCTTTCTGTTTTTATTAATGCAGATAAGATAATAAAGACTGTGCAAAGCTTTCTATCTTATCTATCCCAGTTAGGACATTGATTAATATTGAAAGAATTCCACAGACAATCGCTATGTTTGACATGGTGTTTGCCTTTTTGCAATTTCCCATTATCTCTTCACAAGTTTTATGAATGTCGTTTGTATCCACCTCTTCATCTCCTTTCCTAAGTTTAACTCCATTTAACTTTTCAGTTAAAAAAATAAGTGCCATACTCTGCCTGTGGAATATCCAATACAGCTCCCCAGTTAAGCATATCAGTCTGTGAAAAACCCACATCGCAATTCAACTTCCTTGATACACTATTCTGTGATAAGCCTATTTTATCGGCAAACTTGGCTTGACTGCCACACTTTTCAATTATTCGTCCTCTTAGTTTGTCATATCTATATGGCATTTGCTTTACCTCCTTTCTTTAACACACACTTAGTTTAACACTGTTTAACTTGAATGTCAACACAAAAGTTTGATAAAGTTTAACTTTTTTGTTGAAAGTTTAACATCTTTGTGTTATGATTGATTTATCAAATAGGAAAGGAGTGAAATGAAGTGAAAAACGAAATTACTGCTTTAAGATTAAAAGAAGCGTTATCTGATTTGGATATGAAGCCTCAAGAACTGGCTGACAGGTCCGGTGTGAGCAAAGCTTCTATTAGTCAATATCTTAGTGGCTCTCATGCACCATCTAATATAAGCAGTGGTAAAATGGGTAAGATTTTAAGAGTCGAGCCTATGTGGTTAATGGGATTTGACGTTTCTAAGAAAAAAGAGTCAACTCCCGATATGGCAAAAGAGGATTTTAAATTGTTAGAAAAGTTTTCTTTACTAGACAATAGAGATAAGGAAACGATTTTAAGCATGATTGACGTTATGTTATCTCGAAAAGAAAAAAGTGAGGACTAGCCCCACTTTTCCAAAAAAAGTTTTATGAATGTATGCAGGTACCCCAAAGTGCCTGCATCTTCTATTTTTTCAATCATCTGTATTATTTCTTTCTTGTAATCCATTTTTAAAACCCCACTTTCTAAAACCAATTATAGAACATATGCTTGTAGGCGCCAATACAAAATAGGGCGATAGACCGCCAATTAGCCTACCGCCCTACCGAAACTTGAAGAGTTCTCTTATTTGAGAACATCATTAGTCTAGCATTGGAAAAATAAATATTGTGTCGAATATTGACAATTGATTTCTAAAAGAATAAAATAGGATAGAAGAACTAGAAAGGGGATTTTTTATATGAAAAGATACAGAGAATACTGCATTAACAATCATTATGTTAATATTGGTGATTTAGATAAGTATTATCAAGGCAATATGGAAATGGTCTGTAGGCATATCGAGAGTAACTATCTCGTTGACCGCAAGACTTCAAACTATTATGTAAATTTATACATACAAGATAAGCCGTTTAAAAAGAAAGATTCTGTATTAAGCACAATAGCTATTTGCTTTTGCCTACCGCTTATACTATGCGCACCACTTTTTCTTGATGTAATATGTATCATAACAGCACTGATACTTGCTATCATTGATTTAGCTCTTAAGAGTTCAGAACAAATTCCAAAGCGTCATGTTGGCTCGATTGTTGCTATTGTGATATGTGTTCTTTCTGCTTTAGGATTGATTTTTGTAGACCATTCAAGTACTGACACCACTAAAAGTGGCAAGAAGTCCAATAATCAAGTTGAAAGTGAAATAGAAACCGAGACAGAGGGTGATTCCTCGCAAGATTATCAAAGGATTGAAGCTCGTGTCGGAGAGGGAATAACTTATCAAGACAACATAAATGTAACTTTAACTAATTTTTATGAAAATACGAATTATGATTACGAAAAGCCTAAAAGTGGATATAAATATGTTACTTTTAGCTTTCAGGTGGTAAATAATAGTGACGAAACATTTAGTTTTTCTTATACTAATGCAACCGGATATGCTGATAACGTGCAAGTCGAAAACAAGCTTTATTTGACTGACAGCTCTTCGATTTTAGAGCTTTCACCGGGTAGAACCGGAAATGTCGATATATCGTTTGAAGTTCCAACAAACGCACAAAGTATTGAAATGGATTACAATTTCAATCCATTCGCAGATGATGTTGGAGTATTTATAGGACAATAATCAGAGAGGGAAAGTTCCCTCTCTTTTTTATTCTAATTGCGAAGTAATGTACTCATATTCCTCTTGCGATATTTTACCGCTTGCCACTCTGTCGAGCAATTCTTCCTTGGTTACTCTGTCGCTCTCGTATAGCCTTTTAAGACTTTCAACTAATATTCTCATATTAAAGCACCCCCTCATCCATTAACTGCCTTGTATAGTTGTCTATTGCTTCTTCATCGGAGTGCTCGTTAATCTCTTTTGCCTGTTCCATAGCAATAAGATACTGTGAGTATTCGTCCTGTGTCAGCTCTCGCTCCTCGTACTCCCAATGCTTAGGCTTGTAAGTAAAATCGTCCTCACTCCCTGTTGCTTCAACCGATTTAATATTTTTTCGCTGATAAACGATATTCGGAGAAGATGTTGTGTCAATGTCAAGCGGCTTGTCCGATTGCATACTCTCTACGAGCTTGTATTCTGTCATATTCAATACACCTTGCCTTTCTGTCTACTGTTGAAATTTTGTGTTTTAGTTTTCCGAAATCTATAAATGGTTTAATATGTTCCCTGTAATAATCGTAAATATCGCAATTTTTAATCCACGCAAGAGCAGAAACCATTTGTTTTGAGTCAAATATTGTAACCTTTGTTTTTTGCCATATTCTAACTGCCTTAGCTCTTATTTTCTTAAGGATTGTTTTTCTTAAGGTAGTTCTATTCCTATAGAATTTATATCCCATAAAATCAAGTGGTCTGCCATATGTTGCTGGCTTTCCGTTCTTGCCGACATATGGATTTCGGGGCAAATAGTGAAAACGAAATATCTGCCAGTTCACCTTGACTATCAGCCCTAATTCTGCAAGCCTGTTGTCAATCACGGCTTTTACCTGGTGCAATTTCTTTTTGCTTGCACAAAATATAGCCATATCGTCAACATAGCGTGCATATTTCAGTTCGATACCGAGTGATTTGATTTCATGGTCAAGCTCACTTAAATACCAGTTAGCAAACCATACAGAGGTATAAAAGCCAAGTGGTAAGCCATTCGGCACGCAGTATATAACATTTTCAACAATCCGCATGAATTTAAAATCTTTGATTTTAGATTTAAGCTTTTCAATTAATTTATCCTGTGGAATACTAGCGTAAAATTGCTTCACATCAAGCTTATAACAATATTTAATGGTCTTACCGCCTTGCCTTATCCATTTGCATATACATTTCTTGCCATACGCACCGCCACGCTTAGGAACCGAGCCATAACTATGCTCATACATTCCCTTGTTAAACATGGGCTTAAGCACGTTTACTATCATGTGATGTACTATTGACTCCATAACTGTCGGTATTACTATCTTACGTTTCTTTCGTGATATTCCGTCATATATTTCTTTGGGCTTATGCTCAAAAGGTGTGAAGTTAATCGCATATTCTCTAATTTTGGGTATGTATGTATCAAGGTCTGCTAAAATTTTCCTAACCTTGTTTCTTCTCTTTTTACCCTTAGAGAAATTCTTAATTGCAAGTATTATATTTTCGTCTGAAATAAATTCAGCATATAGATTTCTGTATGTTCTCATACGTATTCTCTTCCTATCCTCTCTACCACGTTCGACCATATCCTACTACTAGCAGTAGCTTGCATCGAGTTAATTTTTACCAAGGGGTACGGAATTTAGTCTGCATTCATTTTATTCCATGAATGATAGGTACAGAAGCCCCGATGTTCCACCTCGCATTACCAGCCTCGTTGTTCAAGTTCACGTAAAACGTGCCGCAATGGCGGCCGTTGTTCAGGTTGCCACCGAAAAGAGCAAAGGCGCAGACTAAATCCCTTATATAAAATTAACTACACACGTTTATAGTTACAAATTTTCTTAGGAGAAACGCGGTTTCTCCCTTTCTGCTTAGGCAGAAATTCCCTCTTCCCTGTTGCAAGTTATTTGTAGGAAAGAGAAGCCCCGATGGTCCACCACGCATTACCAGCCACGTTGTTCAAGTTCACGTAAAACGTGCCGCAAAGGCGGCCGTAGGGCAGGGAGCCACCGAAAAGAGCAAAGGCTATAATTGCAATGTTAAACCAACAACCATCAGGATAATAGGTCGATGATGAGCCTGTAATTGATGTTGGGAACATGCCTAATGCCGTATATAGCATATCTTTGATATATCCACCACTTGTACCACTAGGAGTTGAATTAGGTATCTCAATATATCCTGTTCCGTCAGTGTTGTAGTTGGTTGCACTACTTCCGTCTTTTACGGATGGGGATAATTTAACCTTTGCCGTACCATTAGCAAGGATAAGCCCAACTGTTCTTCGCCACTGATTGCCATAATAATTCTCCATACCGAATACTTTAACTCCGGCTTTTCCGGCATTTTCGCCCCAAAATAAGCCTTTGCTATTCATTGTGCCGGTCTTAAGCAATAAGTTTTCATCACTGGCATTTTCGCTCATGCCTCGTCCGAATACATCTTGTGTGTCGGTAGATTTTCCCATGATGATAAGTAAAATATTAAGCAAGAGCCTGTCAACGTACTGCTCGATTTCATAGCCTGTACCATTAGCTCTTGCATATGTCATTTCTTGACTGGCTGTTTTTGATTTGATAACTGTTTGACCGCTTATTGAGCGTAGCTTATTGTTGCTGTCAAGCGAGCCATTATAAATTGGTGTGTAAAAATGAGATTTTTCATTGCCGTTAATATCAATGAAATTCAGATTTTTAAAATCTTTATCAGCTTGGTAGTTGGCAACATAAAGGCTTGCACTGTTTGGATTGCCTTTGTCGGGTGCAATTTTCCACCATATAATGTCTGTGCCATTGCCCCATTCCATCATAGCATTTCCATCGTAATCAACGTTTGCTATATCCGACGCACTGCCATCTATTTTTTTAGCCAAGTCGTTTTCATTGAGGTAATAGTCGACCTGTCCATTCGTTTTAAGCATACATGGTCTTGGCATAAAAAAGGCATTCGCCCATGAGCCGTAATCAAAAGTTCCGCTTGTGAAATTCATGTGTGCCGGAGTCATACCTACTGCGTCTGCTAAATATCTGACTCTAGTTTTTGGGTTACTATCCGCACTGTTGATGTGAACACCATAAATAACTCTTCCCTCGCTTAATTTTGTGCCAAGGGCTTTAATACTCTCAACAATTGCTTGCCCTGTTGTGTCTGATATAATGTCTATTCCGCTCATATCTAATCCTCCTTGCTTACATTGAGTAATCCGGCACTTGTCACGGAAAAAGTAATACCTCTTCCGTTTGCTTTTTGCTCGACAAGTCCGGCTTGCTGTTCTGCTCTTTGCGCGGCTTCATTTGCAGCCTTTGTAGCTGCGTTTGCTTGACTTACCGCCGTATCAATCTTTCCTGAAGCTTGTGCGACCTCGTTTGCTTTTTGTGAAGCGGTTTGCGCTGATTTTTGAGCCTGTGAAGCAGAACTGCTTGCTGAGGTAGCTTTTTCTGTCGCAGTTTGTGCTGATTCTTGAGCCTTTTCTACCGATTCTGCCATGCCGTCAAGATAACCCTGAATAAGTCTTTGAATTTCAACGTCAAAATCCTCAACAGTTCCCATTCGCTTAACTATTCCGGGTGCGAAACACATCCATATCTGCTGTTTTTTTGTGTCGGAGTCAGTCGATACCGCCCATTCTCCGGCTTTCATTTTTGAGGGGTCAAACTGTGCGTATGCCCCTCGCCTCATTTGAATTGCCATAAGTTACACCTCGCTTTCATCAATTATCTCCATTTGCCTAAAACGTAAAGTTGTAAATACAATTGTTTGTTTGTTTCTGCAGCAGCCGAGTTTATACAAAATATTAACTCATTACTGCCCCATCTTGTAAAAAAAATAGAATACAGCCCTCCGGCACTACAATACACAGTACCTGTAGTATGTAAGATACTTTTTACCCCATCCGGCATATATACGCTTCCATAAGTATAATACAGGCTACCATATTTAGAACCAAACGAGACAATCGCGGGAAAGCTTCCCCACATTTCTATGTATCCATCTGTCCACTGTCTCCAATACCAACCGTTTTCATTGGTAAATGTTTTTGAGCCAAAAACTGTTTCAACTCCATTAAGAGTCAAATTGTTTGCAGTAATATCAACATTAGTTCCACTTATATTAACTGCTTCACCACTTACACTTGCATAGCCACCGCCACAGCCCACTCCGCTTGAATGCCCACCGACGCTTGAAAAAAGGTTTGCTCCCTCCGGGGTTACCGTAAGATTATTGTCAACATTATTTCCACTATAATTTCCACTTATTTTTGTTCCAGTTTCCGCGTCTTGCGCCCAAAAACTTTGATTAAGCCCTGTAGACGGATTGACGACATCTACATTAAATGCTTTTGTAAATTCGCCATATGCACCGACTATCTTAGGCGATACAACATAATCACTTCCTATTTGTGTATAGCCGATATTCTTTTTAAGAGCGTCAAGTTCATCTTTCGTACTTTTTACTGCGTTGTTTGCTATTTCTCCAACTTGGCCAGCATCTTGATAGCCACTGTCGTTTGTTAAATCGCTTGTTTTGCTTGGTATACTCGGCTTATTAGAGATATTATTCCATGATATATTAACTCCGTCAGCAAGCGTAATGCCCTTGTTGTCAAGCGTAATCAGGATTTTTCCGCTTGCGTCTTTGACATACTGCTTGCCATTTACGTTATTCTCACCACCTAAAGTAAGTGTTCCACCATGCGCCCAATCAAAATTAATGCCGATAGCCGACATAATATTGAAAATAGCGTTTCCGTCTTTATCAATTCCGGCTTTCCATGTTTTGCCGTAATCATTTGATACAGCCATGCCATCAGCTGTCATTTTCCACTGTATGTTGCTTGAATTTAGGTCGGCTTTATTGTGCATAATGTAAATAATTGAGCCATCCTCTTGTTTCTGCTCGGTCTTAAAAAGTCCGAGCGATTGAGACATTAGTTGTGTCAGCAATTGCATTTGCTTATCATATACACTTAGTTGTGCCTGTGCAACTTTCCTGGCCTGTACGATAGCCTTTGTCTCATTACTAAATTTATCAGCACTATTTCTTGAAGCATTTTCAGCATCACACGAAATTTTAGTGCCACTTCCAACTGTAAATGTTCGGTTAGAAATAAAACAGCTATAAGTATTCTGCTTGCGGTCTGTCACAAGTGCCACATCTCCGCTCTCAATCAGTGGGTTTGACAAGAGTGGGGCGTCAAGAGGCCTGAACCTCATGCCGCCGATTTTTTTGAAGATATAGTTTGCAACTGTCTGTGCCTTGTCTGCCGAAATAAACGGATTATCAGAGATTGAGACTACATACCCCTCTTTTCCGGCAAGCGCATTAACATCTTTTGTCTTGTCCTCTTTTGATGTCACAATAACTTTAACACCTGTAATCACAACATCATCAGTCGCAACATTTAAATCTTTTTGCGTGTAAATATTGTGGTAATTTCTCGCGTCTGTAAATGTTCCACCATCAACGCTATCTCCACTTGAATAGTCGGTGAAATTTCCACCATCAACATTATCTCCGTCAGAATATGGTGTAGTTTTTGTGCTAAAACTTCCTCCATCGTAACCTTGACTGTCGAATTGGCTCATATCATACCAGCCGATAAGCAATTCACCATCGTGACCGCATTTGCCCCATAATCCGCTTAACTGCAAAATGTAAGCTATCACCTGTCCATATGTGAGCTTTTGATTATCACTCGGTATCTCGTTAATCACGTAATCAGAGTTGTCAAATCTCGCCATAGTAAAAGGTACATCACACTTAATGCAAGCGTCTCTGACCACCTCATACGCTGTCGTAGGGTAGCTTAAATTGCTGTCATACTCGCGATTGAAATTATTAATATTGTCAAGGCAAGTAAGCGTTATTAGTGAGCCGTCATAGCTTGTCTCGCTAACTCTATACTCACCAATTTTTAGTTTTTCGGTTGTGCCGTCAGAAAAGCTTTTTGAAACATATGCTGTTACACTTGCCTTATCAAAATCATACTTGCTGTAATCTTCATAAATGTTATTCAGCTTAATTTTCAGTTTTCCGGCGACCAAAGCCCCGATTGTGAAAGTGCCATTGCTCGATGTTGAGTCATTGACTTCGAAGCCGTTCGCCCACAGTTCACTATCACTAATAGGGATTTTTTCACCGCTTGCCGTAACTATGTCAGCAAAGCAATTTATGTTTATATCATTATCGAGCATTACTGCCCTTTGCCATTTAGCCGATACGTTAAGCATTAAATCACCGCCTTATACTTCTATGAGGTCGAAACTCAATGTCTCATACCTCTTATTGCCAACAGTCCATATCTTGATAGGTGCGCTTCTATCACCTACATAGAATGTACGTGTTTCATCAGTGCCACTCATAGCGTCAGGATATGTTACTCTGATATATTCGGGGTTTACCATTTGAAGTATCCTTGCTGTCCTAGCTGTGTCTGTACCACTCCACGACAATTTAAGTTGCCGTTTCTGCGCTATTCTATTCTTGTGCATTTGAGCATCCTGTGTTCGCCCACTGTCGCTTGCAGACACATCAATCATGCCCCATTCAAAAGTTGATGGAGTGGGTAATGCCACTCCATCTACTAACATCATTGCCATATTGTTACCTCGTAAAAAGACACCCACGCAAGGGTGAGTGTCTTAGCCAAATTCATTTGCTACAATATATCGTTGTCCATGCTTTGCTTTACCTACCTGTGTCATGCGATAGAGTGTTTCACTGTCGCACTTAAACACATTTTCAATGATAGGTGCAGAGTTTCCGCCGGCATTATAGTTCATCATTACTTGTGCCATGCCCTCCATGACAGCCTGTTTAATTCCCTCGGTGATTTGTTGGTTATTTGCAACTACGTTTTTGCCGTTTGAGAATTTACCTATCATCTCATTATGGTTTGCTAAAAACATTCCATCCTCGCCCTTTGGGAAACCGCCTTGGCGATAATACCTAATAGATATTTTCGGTAAACTGAATTTTCCAAAATCTTCCCAACTTACTGACAGGTGAGGGATTTTAATTTTTGCCGTTATGCTCGGTAAACTAATTCCTCGCCAAACACTAGGCAGATTATTCATCTTCCTTTCTGTTCCACTCATGGAATTGTTTGTGTTTGCGAGTGACCTACTGGCTTTAGCTGCAAAATCTGAAAATGAGCTTTTAGCGCCATTTGTGCTCGAGTTTGCCTTGTCTTGCATTTCCCCCATTTTTGCCTTGTTGCCATTAATAGAGTTGTTTATTGAGGCAAGGAATCCCAAAAGTCCGTTTTTAAGCCTTGAGAAAGCACTTTGAGAATTTGTCGAGCTTGTACTTGACTTATTCTCCATCTCTCCCATTTTGCCTTTAGTTCCGTCTATGCCGGAGTTTATATTGCTAAATGCTTGTCCTAGTGCGTTTGCAAGTCCGTTAAACACACCCTTTGAATTGGTTGTGCTTGTACTTGACTTGCTTTCAAGTTCTCCCATTTTATTTTTGGTGCCGTCTATTGCCGAATTTGTACCGCTTAGAGAGTTTTTTACACTATCGCTTGCGGTTTTGTGAGACGAACTAATGTCGCTTGTATCGTCTTTTGTCTTTTTCCTGTATTCGTCAAGTTTGCGTCCGGCTCCCGAAATATGCTCGTTCGTTTTTCCTACGCTTTTTCCGACACCATTCTGCATATCCTGTACAGCTTGGTCTACTTCTTCTCCGTATCTTTTGACATCATCTTTCGTCACCTTTGCGCTTTCACTTATAAGTGGTAATTCTACAAAAGGTAATTTATTTAACTTTGTAATAATTCCGTTTATGAAGTCTACTAGCCAGTTATTTACATCTGTTACAAGGTTTCCGCCAAACTTTGCCAAATCTCCCGAAATATATGTCAATAAATCAGTCCACCAACTTGTATCACTTAGGTTTTTGAAAATATCCCCCCAAGTGACATCTGTTCCGGCTATCCAGTTTCCCACTGCTAAGCCTATGTTTGCGGCGGCGAGCACTATAGCTACAGAAATGGATATTTGCCATGAAGCACCGAGTAGTTTAGCTCCAAGTCCTGCCATTAAAGGTGAAACAATGGAATTAACATCAGTTCCTTTTGAGTCAAAAAACAGTGAAACACCATCTGCCGCAAGGACTAATCCGACTTTTGCAGAAACGCTTGATAGTTTTGACGATAATAGTGCGCCAACTTTTCCGTCTATTCCTGTTAATTTTGCAAGAGCAAAACCGGCTACAATCGTTGCGCTCAAAGGGTCTTCTTTAAACCAATTTGCAAGCCCTGTTATAATGCCCTCTGCAAGTCCATTAACAAGCTCGTGAACATCTTGGAAAACTCCTATCCAATCAATATTGGCAAAAAACGTACCAATTTGAGTACCGATTTCAGCCCAATTTGTACGTTCTACTGCTGTTGTTAGAGTTGTGAGTATTCCTTTAGCCCATGCTGATATAGTCTGCCCCAATAAAGCAAAATCAAAATTCTCAAAAAATCCATTAATGCCATTAGCAATCGACAAGCCAAAATTAGTCCAGTCGAATGTTGTACCGAATGAATTGAGAAAATGCAAAGCTGTGTTCAGTGAACCGGCTATTGTTGCACCTAAATCGTAAAAGAGCCTTGGGCTGATTAAACCATTAAGGAAGTCTGCAAGTCCTTTTCCGAAATTGTCGGCTTTCTGATAAATCTTCTTCCAATCAATGCTCTCCATAGCACTCGCAAGAGCGTCACCGATGTACTTTCCGAGTGAGTAAAGGTCTTTGATTGATGATTTGTATTTTTCAAGCAGTCCATCTGTCTTTTTCAGCGAACTATTAACACCACTGTCAGCTCCACCGCCACCTGAACCGCCACTGCCTGAACCGCCACCACTGCCACTATCGCTGTTATCGTCAAGTGCGTGTATCTCATCTATACTAAGCAGTGTCTTTTTCAGTTTTTGGGCTTTCTTATTAGAACTATCAGCGCTATCACCAATATCACCTACTCCGCCAGCTATGTCCTCCATGCCGTCAACAGTAGCACCGCCACCGCTTATCTCGATAGTCCATCCAAAGATTGCTCCGAGTGCGTCAGCTACAGTTCTTGTGAAGCTGATAACCTTGAGCATTACCTTACTTAAGGCTTGAACAAACGGCTTTAAAGCATTGATTACTACGCTACCTATGATACTGCCCCATGCTTGGAACTCTTGTTTAAGGACTCTTACACTGTTAGCCCAAGTGTTGGCAGTTTTAGCAAAATCACCTTGCGCAGCTTGCGTGTTAGCCATGACATAATTATATCTTAGCAATACCTTTTCAGCTTGCGTCATGGATTTAATATTTGCATCAAGTCCGTTTTTCATAGCCCACTCTGAAAGTGTGGCTTGCGTTAAATCAAGTCCGTATCTCCTTAATGGTGCAATTGTTCCTGAAAAAATGGATTGTAAGCTCTTTGCAACATCAGCTTGGTCTACATCGTAGAATGAAGCCATGTCACCGGCTAACCTTGTAAGATTAAGCGACATATCAGCCATACTGTCTGTAGTCTTGTATAGCGTGTTATTTTGGCTCATAAGAGCTTTATTTGCCACTGCCGTACCATTTGCCACTTGCTCTGATGAAATGCCTATAGAGGTTCCTAGTGCTTGGAAACGGCTTGATATTTGCTTGACTGTCAGCTCTGACATTCCAAAGTCTTGAATTGATGTTTTTGTGAAATCATCAACCTTGCTTGCCATATCTCCAAACGTGGTATCTACTACGTTTTGAACCTCTGTTAATTGGCTTGCTAAATCAACTGCACTGCCTAGCTTTCCTACAGCTCGCATAACCAACCAATAAGTTGCGTAAAACTTACCGATAGTTGAAGCTAAGCCCCTAAATCCGCTTCTTGTACGCTTAATCGACTTGCTTGTGTTTGAAAAGCCTGTTACGAGTGACCTACTAGCCGAACCGACTTTTGAGCCTTGCTGTGACAGATTAGCAAGTGCGTTAGTCATTTGAATAATGTTGTTGCTGACTCTCGGTGCGTTAGATAATGTTGTCATTACCTCTTTTAAGGCACCGCCAAGGTTTCTGATGTTGTCTGCAGCATACCCGGCTGATTTTGAACCAAGCTTTGAGATTGAAGCTGTTAATTGTGTAATCTCTGCTGATTGCTTTGAGATATTCGCAAAGCCCGACAGTTCTGTTGCCATGCTCTTTAAGGCACTTGCCGAGCTGACAAGTCTTGCAGTATCAAGGTTGCCAAGCTTTTCCATGTTTGTTGCAATCTTGCTAAAAGTACGAGTGTCAATACTGCTCACACTTCTAAGTGATGTTGCAAGTTGTGACATTCCACTCGAAAAATTGCTTATGCTTGCACCATTGAGGGAATTGAGAGTATCTCCAAGTCCTTGCAACTTAGTTTGTAAGTTGCCTATGGCTCTAGTCGCTTGCTGTGCGTCCGACTTGATTTGAAGCTCAATGCTCTCTGCCATTTTCTCACCTCCCTGCAATAAAAAAGAGCTACCCTAAAGTAGCTCTCATGTATTTAGTCTTTGAGCAGATAGTATGTTGTAATTAATCCAACATATCCATCTTGCTTAAGACCTCTATTCTTTTGAAATACTTTGACACATTTAGTGAGATAGTCCGTCCACTTGCCGTAATCGGTATCAAGTTTGTAAAAATGGTACTTGTCATGCAGAGTTTTTCTCAGCCACTTAATGGCTGTCGGGCAGTTATGTCTCTGACCGCTCCACAGATTGTGATTTTTAGCAAATCTCTGTGAATTAACTCCAAATCTGCCATCTTCCTTAAGCTCGTCTGTGTCAAATCCGATGTTCATAGCATGTTGCCATTTTCTTACATCATCATTATCGAGGTAATATTCCTCATTGCCTTTCCAAGCGTTATTCTTTACCGGAGTTGCTATTGGTGCCGAACTATTCTCTATTCCATCACCCTTATTAAGCTCAATGTATAGTAAATTAGCATCTGTGCTGTTATTCAGGCCGCTACAGGTAAATGCGCTCGAATACTGCCAGCCATACAGAGAATGTTGAATAACAGGCTTCTTTGCACTATTAGGCTCATCACCAATAGACATCCCCTTAGTTGACGGATAGCGCGCAATCCAAAACGGACAGTTAATCTGATTTGCGTATGGCGCAATGTACTGATTGTAAAAGCTAAGCCCTGTGTATACACCAAAGTTAAGCCCAGCACTCTTGATAACACTCTGATATGTGTTAATTATGTCAATAAGCGTCTGTCCAAGTCCTTGCTGGCACTTATCTTCAACATCTAACCAAACGAAAGTTTTTCTTCCGTTAAGCGTCTGAATGACCTTGTTCGCATCCGTCTTTGCCTTGTCTACTGTTGTAGCGTATGAGTAGTTGTAAACACCTTGTATCGGCATTCCTACATCAGTACAGCCTTTCCAGTTTTGCTCAAAGGTCTTATCCGGATTAAGGTCTTTGCGAATTATTTTAAGGATTGCAAATTGCACTCCAGCCCACTTAACCTTACTCCAATCAATATTTCCTTGATATGACGATACGTCAATTCCTTTATATGCCATTTTGTCACCTCATTAATCAGGACTTTCAGGTAATCCCGACTGTCTTAATGCGTTAATTCGTTGCTTCATCTCATAAACGGCAATTTCCTCGTTAGACTCCTTGTATTTAGGCTCGTTATCTTTTGAGTATTGCTCATTTAACGATTTTTCGATGTATTTTGCTCTTGCCTTGTTGCCATTTAAGGCTCTGTCGATAGCTGTAAGAGTTGCGCTTAATCCGTATGTGCCCCACCAAGCCCACATGTTGGAGTCGGCTTCTTTTTGTGCAAGCATATAAGCCTTTGAATAAGGCTCTAAATCAGCCGGACAAGACATATCTATGTCCTCAACGCTAAATCCATAGCCTTTAGTTGCCAAAAGCCAATATGGGCGGATTTCGTTACAATATACTTCCCACGTAAGCTCTTTTACTTCTTGATTGGCTTCTTCTTGGCTGTCTGTACCTCTTTCGCCAACATCTTTGATAAAAAACTGTTTTTCTCCATTTCAGCCGACAAATCGTTGTAGAGCGACATTATATCTCCACCCTCTTCATTCTCTGGGTCGAGATAATCGTCAAGCAAATCATACATCTTCGCTAATTGCTTCTCTTTTGCTTCTTTATCGTCAAAATCAAAGCCAAATTCGTCAGCGTGAAACTTTTGCAAGCCCACGAGCAAAAACTCCGGTAAAAATCCAAGCATGTTGTCAATGACTTCAAGTCCCTCGCCCTTTTGCTCCATTCCTACGAGCCTTGGGATAATTTTATTCTTATATACCGGTGCATATCCGAATTTAACTGTATACTCTTTTCCGTTTAATTTAATTTTCATTTTATCTTTCCCTTTCTCCCTAATTTATATAGGGAAAGAGGCAGTTTTAACACTGCCTCGATTACCTTACTATATTGTATCTTCAAGTTCGCTGTCAGCCGTGCTATCATCATAGCCAACCGCTACGGCTTTTTCCGATTGGCTCACCCTTTTTTTGTGAGTGTGATTGCTGTTGGATAGCCTTGGTCATCCTCTGTTACCGCAACATCGTAGTTATCCTCAATCCACTTAGGTACTGTCTGTACTGATACAGTTGCAGTTCCTGTTAAGTGGTCATCAGAAGCCTCGCCTGGGGCGAATGATTCCTGTCCAATAAAAGCACAGATACCCTCTGAGCCTTTTCCGTCTGTACCATAGAGAATGATGAAGTCAAGCTTCTTGCCCTCGTTAGTTACCATCTCATCCTTGTACTTCTTCTCAAAAGCTCCCTCAACTTCCATAGAACCGGCTGAGCGTCTGCCCATTTCCTGTGTCTCTACTAAGTCCTCAAGAGTTGAAGTATCTACCATGTTCTGTGAACCGAATGGTGAGGGAATTGATTTTGCCCTAAGTAAGAGCTTGTAAGTTCCAGCCCAGTAATCGCCACTTGTGGCGGATGCGGTTGGTGTCTTGTAAGCAATTCTACTTTTTAAACCTGTTGCCATTTTTATTACCTCCTAATTTTTCATAAAAAAATAAGAGCCAAAAGGCTCTTATAATCTATCATTCCAGTCGAATGACCGCCTAGCACGTAATGTTGCTGTCCATATTTTGCCGTTTTTCCTAGCGAATGGAATCGTTGTCAGCTTGAATGACATAGCTTTGTATTCATTAGCCACTGTCTGCGCCACATTCAAAGCTTCTGAACGGCTTTTATTCGTTGTAACAATTACTTGTGCCGTAAATAACACTGTATTTATTTTTTCGCACTCTAAATCCTCATTCTGTTCAATAGGTTCGAGTGCTTGAACTAGCACCGTTGGAAAACTAGCCGCTGCACTGTCCGACTGTTCCTCTTGTGTGAATTTTAGCTTTGGATATTTAGTTTTCATTTTTTTCTCACATCGAGTTTTAATAATCGCATATGTGAGGTTTTCGAGGTCGAAAACCCATTGATTTTGACTCGCCACTTTATCACCTCAACTAAAAAATTTTTCGTGCTGTTCTTATGATGTCATTTTCCATTTCTACAAATGCGTGATACATCGGCATTGTAGGTGTAATGCCATATGAATGGTGTAATTCTCCACTTTCGTCTCTCCAATACCAACCCTCGCTGTCAAATGCGTGTGTCTGCCCCGGGAAAGTTCCTTGACCACCTCTTGCGTCATTGAAGTGTGGTTTAGCTTTCCAACCCGAGCCGTATTCAGCCATAAGCAAAGGTGATACATCAACTGTCTTAAGCCCATCTGCTGTTTGCCATGTGCTTTGTATCTGCCCTGTTTCGGTGGCAAGCACAATAGCCGTACAGCCGTCTGTTGTATCTTTAATTTCGTAACTAAACGTGATATAATGTCCGAAATTGCCTGTATTTGCTTGCGCTACGGCTATGCCATTACTAGCAAGTTCTCCAACAAACGCTATGCACTTGTCCTGTAGACGGTCTTTATATCTTTCAAGCTTGTCTATCGCATCTTGTATAGATTTTTCTGTCAGAGAAACGTCAATCTTCATAATTACACTTCTTTCACAACTGCTTTGAGCATGTATTTAACTGAATAGAGAGAGGGTTTTACTCCCACTATCGTAAAGTCTGCGGAAGTTGAATCAACTAATCCGTTTTCGTTCTTTGTAGGCTCGCTATCAAGCCAAATAACGTCACCTTTTTTTAAAGGGTATTCTCCTCTGTCTGTCAGCAAAACAGCGTCAAAATCAGCCACATTGAAGCCATATTCCTTGTTCTGTGCTTCTCCTCCGTCAAACGATATATTTGCTCGAAAATCAACCGGCTCCGAAAAGCCTGTTTCTTCATGGGTGTAATATATCTTCTCTCCGTCCTCTGTTTCGTAAAACTTTAGATTTCCGTCCTCGTCTTTTTCATAGACTGTGACTGTTTGGCCTTGGAGTGCGTACTTCATGGCTTGTTTATTAATGTCAAGCATTTTTCTTTATCTGCTTGTAAATCTGATTAACACCGGTACTTGCCATGCCCGACACAATGCCAACTGCTATTGCATCAAGAATGTTGTTTGCCGGATAACCGGGAATTACAAACATTCCAACAATGCCGAGTACTCCACCGGCTACACCTACGATAATAGGAATAATATTATCTTTGACCTGTGGTATCTGCTTTGAAGCATATCCGATTAAATAAGTAATTACCATAATAGCAACTACTGTAGGTACTTGTGTAAAGTCCATCAGCTTTTACCTCCTTTGCCTAAATGGATTTCCTCAATCTCATTTTTCATTTTTGTTACCATGCCATTACCACCGAGTGCGTGGTATGCGTCATACATCTCGCAAAAATTCTGATACGCATATGAGGGAATTTCGCCAAGCTTCATGTACTTATCGTGGTATTCGATAAGCTGTACTCGTAAGAGTAACATTGTACCTTTTCCGTTTGCTTGTCGTAGCTTCTTTTCCTCTTCAATGCGCTCGTTTCTTTCTTTTGTGTCTATTGCTTTTTGCTTTTTCTGCTCTTGTAAAAGCCAAACAATATAACCCAAAAGTGCCGTCAGGATAATTGGTAAGGCAATAATGTATGTCTGATAAAATAAAGCTTTCATCTTACAGCCTTTCATCTTTAGTAATTGGCACACCGCCCACCACCACTTAATGTGTACCGCCTGCTACCATATTGGTAACGCACAATCTTCTTTTTATAGCACTTTGACAAAAGGAAAAACTCCGACAAACAGCTTATCTCTGTCTTTCCATGTACGGCTCACTCCGCCCTCACTCAATGCGCTCATGTAGTTCTCCCCGGCTTGTGAATGGTCGTAGACAGCAAGATTGATAACAACATTTTCAAACTGCTTTAAGTCGGCAGTTATATCATCATCAGTGAAAGTGTCCGGATAACACCTTTTTGCCTTTACATCTTCCGTGGCTTGCCTAATGAGCTGTTCAATGAGTGGGTTATCTTCCTTGTTATCGAACACTACCACATCAGATGTTGTTTCATCATCATTCGTGACTGTTTCAATATGAAATTGTTTAAGTCTTATTTTGACTTGCTCTAATGTGGTGTATTCCATGCCAAGCTCCTTATAATCCAAACTTTTCAATTAACAGTTTCTTTAGCTCTGCTCCTGTAAGTTCTTCTGCATTGTCTATGCCTTGTTCTGTGGCAAAAGCCTGTAAGTCAGATGTAGACATGCGATTAATGGTTGTCTTGCTATAATCAAAAGAAGCTCCGGAATTATTATTTTCCGGAACCTCTTCGCCAGCGTTATACCATTTACCATTATGAATCACTATATATGGATATTTCATAGTTGCACCCCCTACTCTTCGCTATGAACCTCATATACGAATGTGCTATCCATATTCTCATATGATGGAAGAACAACCTCGGAAGCAAATGTTGACATCTTCATAGGTGGTCCGTACTCCGTCTTTGTAGCGACTGTAATACCTACACCATATACTGTTACATCTACATCGGCTACCTGTCTTGCTGTTCTCTCTTCCGGTGTAGTGCCAAACCAAGTACTGCCAAGACTACCCTCCGGAAGAAGTGTAACCTTGTTATCCGGGTAGAAATACTGCTCCTTGCCATCATCATCAATGTACATCTTATCGTAAAGTACGATAGTGAGCTTTGTTCTCTTCTGCACTACTGAAATAACAGTATCATCGTCAACATCAATAGTTGCTGTAAGGTTCTGTGCAAGGATTGAGTTTCTTATCTGTGCATTATCAAGCAAATACTGAAATGTATTGCTGTTCATAAGCACATATCTGGCAATCTTGCCTTGCTTCTGTAACTTCTTTCTTGCATTGTTAAGGTCTGTAAGTGGCTTTGAATTAGCTGTATCACTCCACATACTTGTGCCGGATAACTTTGCATAATGGTCTTTTGCGTATGAACCATCTTTATCATAATCGTAAGCATACTGAACACCATCGCTCACAATGGCAATTACTGGATGACCTGCACTTGTAGCAAGAAGCGACATTCTCATACGCTCCGGAACAACCTCTGCACCACTTACAAGATTATTAGTATCGTCATATACGCTTGATAAAGCACTTGCAAGGTAAGGGTCGTCTGCTGATTGAATACGCTCGATTTCAAGCATTTCCTCTTCACCGACTGTCATTCCCTCACGGAAAAATGCCATCTGTGTTTTTTCCTTGCTTAATCCCTCTCTAGCTCTAATTGTTGGGATTGTGTCAAAGTTAGATGGTGCAAGTGATACCGGAAGCCCTTTATGTGTCTTAATCCAGCTTAAATCAAGCCCCTGTTTCTTTCTTTCTGGAAACCACTGTAAACCAAGATAAGGTATCTGATTACTAGCGTTTTCTGTTGCTGATAATGCAATAGACTTACTGTCTAATACTTCATTAATTAACATCTGTTTACCTCCTGTTATTATTCAAATACAATCATTGGAAGAGCTGTCTTAACTGTTTCGTCATATGTAACGCCTGAGTGTGCTTCTGCTACCTTTGTGTTAAGATATGCTTTCTTAAGCAGTACTCCCTGTGGTCTGTCCTCTGTTACATCAAATCTCAAAATGCCGATTGTAGTTGCTGTATTGTCTACAACTCCTGCCTTTCCAATTGGCGTACCGGCTTTAACAATTTTCTTTCCGTTTGCGTCTTTATCTGTGACCGCAGAAAAATCAAGTGTTAAAGGAATTGCCTCATTAGGCTCTCTTTTGAGAATCTGTGCGTCTCCCGCGTATGAAGTCTTTTCATACTGCATATTCATTTCCTTTGCCATTTTTTACCTCCTGTTATTACTGAATGTAATGTGATAAAATGTTGTTGCTTTTAGGTGCATCAGATATAAGGCTTTCTGCTATCTTTTCAGCATTTGTCTTATTTCCTGTATCACCATTGTTATTGTTACCGCCATTATTAGGATTAGGAGTACCTTCGAGTGCGTTTTTCTCATACTCTGCTATCGCATTGGCTTCTTTGTCGGACATAATTTTTCCAAGAGCCGCAGTGTCAAAAGAGCCATCCTCTTTTACTACTGTCTTTACCTGTTCTGCTGTAATTCCAAAATCTGACATAGCCTTCTCACGCAAGTCTCTGACAGCGTTATCTTTCTGTAGCTTGGCAATCTGCTGATTGGCTGTCTCTAAGGCTTTATTCGCCTTTTCAAGTTCAGTCATGTTGCCAGCCTGTAGCTCATCAAGCTGTGTCTGTAGCTCATCAGCTTTGTCGGCTTTAGCCTTGTACTGATTGGTTTTCTCTTTCTCTCTTGCCATTTCCTCACCGCTCTTGTTAAGCAGATTTGTTATCTGGTCGTCTGTCGCTTCTGGAAATAGTTTCAATACGTCATTTCTTGTCATAATTACCTCCGTTACTCACGCTTTTGTTACCGCAGGTCGCTCCTGCTGAGTTCTCCTATTTACCGCATAGGTGCAAAATTTTGTATAATAAAAAGCGACTGTCGTAATTGACAATCGCTGATTATTTAAAATATCTAAGGGTACATCTACACCCTGCTATTTCTTTTACCTGTGCCCCTAAAGAATGGTCTTTTGGAAACATCATCAGTGAATTTCCAACCTCAAACGGCTCAAAAATATCAATTCTCTTTCTGTCAACTTCTGCATGTGTAGGTCTGACATGTGAATCTTCTTTTGAACGCCACTCTTTTGTTTTGTAGCCCTGTTTCACCATATCGGTTTGCAATCTGTAATTGCCGACTGCATTAGCTTCATTCGCAGCTACATTTTTTGCCCGCTTTTGTGAAGTAAAATACTCTACGTCAGTATTTTGCGTGGTAGCGTCAACTACCTCATTCACAATGTACCGAGCATAGTCTGTAATGTATGAGGGTGTTTTCTTTGCCTTACAATACTGTGTGGCAATGCTCTCATATCTGATAATAAATTCTTTAGTGATAGTTGTTATCTCTGTTTCTTCCTTGCCGGATAGCAAGGCAAATAGCATAACAAAGATTTTTTCAAACTTTTCAGCAAGTTTTTTTCTATCTTCCTTTTCCTCGTCAGATAAATCCATCTCACCAAAATATGTGTCGTAATCTATGTCTTGTATTTCATTTTTGCCGAGTGCGTGGATTTCATCTGCCATATCAAGCTCCAAAATAAATTGACAGCCAATTATTCATCGGCTGTCTTTCCATTGTTCTTATCATTGTTATTATTGTTAGGTGTAGCTGTTGTCGGCTGTTCTTCCGGGAATAGCATTTCCATGCGCTTGGCGCTTTCGAGAGTAACTTGTTCAGGGTCACTAAACATGTCAATCGTCTTGACGGCTCTCTTGTAATTGATGCCACACCTAAGTAATATTTCAAGCACCTCTGCCTTAACAAGCATGTTGTCTAGCTTATTATGATTAATGTGTATCTCAACATCGCTAGGCATAAGTGTAAAGCCCTTATTAATTCTCAGCCTGTTAAGAATAAGCCTAAGCGCCATTCTCTCTGATTTCTTAAGGATAGGCTCATTGATAGCTGTCCTAAGTCCGGCATCGTAATGCCCGTTTCTCAATTCTACGGCAGAACCGGTATCACCGCCTGTGTTGCCCTGACGATTTGCAAGACCTTGAATGCTCAAAAATCTTTCAAAAAGGTCAGTGAAAACCACTTGCCCCTCTGTCTGATTAAGCTCACTCGTCATTACATCAACATCAGCTTTGTTGTCTGAACCATTGTTAGATTTAACAACTAAAGCTCCCTCTTGTCGCATTTTTCTGAATGTATCTATGTCAATCTCGCAATTAACGAATTTCACCCATGCAGACACAAACTGCTCGACACCATTAATTCTGTCCGATGTAAGCACGTTAATAGCGTCTGTGATTGCAATAGTCATTTCAATGTCAGATAACCGCCTTGCATTATTTGGATATTCAATCACCGGAATTGCTCTGTTGCCGTTTATTCCGCTTGCATAAATCTTGTCGTTGCGAATATCAAACCACTCATTGTCAGTGAACACATAGTATATGTTTGCTCCGTTCTCGTCCTCTCCAATTTGACAAGAGAATGCCGGACGTCCGTTCGAGTAGTATACTACAAACGTATACATTGGATTTTCAGACGATAAATAAAAATCGCTTTCATCAAGCAACTGTCCTTGTCCATCATCATTACCGATGAATCTGTAGCCGGTACCGCATATGCTTCTCCAACGATGTATGTCTATATCACACTCCTGTTTGCTTTCTGAATCCATTGTGATGTTAAGCTGTGTGATTTCTTCCGATTTATGGTTGTCAGTGCCACGCAGCACATATTGGATTGGCTCGGCACACATCTCTGCGGTTTTGCGCTCAACAAGCTCATACGCAAGATTTACAGCAATCTTGTTATTGATTTCCGGGCGGTTCACTTTCTGCCGATACAAAATCGGTTGGTCACCACGATAGTATCTGTCAAGATACTCAATCTCAATAGCGTTTTGTTCGTGGATCACAAGTGCTTTATTCAGTTCTTCGATTATGTTGTTTTTTGTGATTTGCCTTTTACGTGTGAAAATAACTTGTCTGCCGTAATTATTTTGGCAGACGGCCGAAAAAGGTCTTACGTTTTTATGTGCGTACCTATACATCAATAAAACCTCATGCCACTTGCAGAAGTTCTCTGCGGAACCTCTTTTATCTGAAATTCTTGTGTGCCAGCCCAAAACCATATCCATTTACGGCAGTGCATACACATTACTTTGTGGTGTTTCTTGTCGTTTTTATTCACCCAAGTTAATAGCTTTCCGCAACGAGGGCACATTACACTTCGTTTTCCTGTTGGTACAATATTCTGATTATTCATGTCACCCTCGCTTCACTAAAAATGGCACCCACAATCTGTGAGTGCCATTTCTAAAAGAGATTTTTGCAATGAACGAATTACGATTTTTTCATAGTTATATTATAACTGTCAATTTTTTAAGTGTATATATGCAATGATATGCAAAACTATGCACACTACTGCACATTTTCAAGATATTCTTTTCCGTAAAGCCTTTCAAACTCTTGCAAGGCTCTGCCGTGGATTGTAAATATCTTTCTTATGCTCCAATTTGTAGCCTGTGCGATTTCTTCAAAAGTGTTTTGATTGACATATCTCATTGAGAGTACGTGATAATAGTCGGTATTCTCCATGCTATCAATTTGGCTGATAATATGATTTCTTTTTCTCATAAATTCATCAACAAGTCTGTCTGTATCTTTTTCCAAGTCCACAATTTTAGTTACTGTACTGCCTAATTTATCTTTGTCAGATGAAACATCAACCGCTTCTTTGTCCGTTGAAACAGTAACGCTACATGCTATTGTCTTAAGCCGGTATATTTCAGACAGCTTATTTTGTATCATTTTATCTAATCTGCTAATTTGATTTAAGTAAGTTTTTGTATTCATTAATAAAGCCCTCCTCTGAACGGATTGTGTACTGCTTCAACCTTTGCTATTCTACTGCCTTGCGTCATTCTTAAGGCAAAGTTTGAAAAAACGTCAGGAACATCATCAAGCTGTTTTTTGCCTGTTACTGAATATCGTTTCAGCAGTGATACCATTACCCCATAAGGCTCATTGGGCTTATAAAGTGATTGGTCTTTGAAAATAATATGTTGTAAAATCCAGTTAGAACACTGAAAAATACGCGCTTCTTTGTTAGTTTCTGTCGGTACATCAGTGATGTTGCATATCCACCCTTTATTTTCAACTCGCTTATTAACTTCCATAGCCACTCTGTCACCGCCGGCATTACGCTCAAACTCGCACTCCTGTACTTGATTATTGACTAATGTGTTTGACGCATTTTCATACTGCATTTCATAGTCTGCCGTATTATCGCACACACAATCAACGCAGTAATAATCTTCGCCATATTTTTGCAGTATTGGCATAACAAAATAGTCTGTGCCTTTTCCTTTTGTATCGCATTGAGCTGTGATAATTTCCGGCTCGCCATGTGGGAGATTGAAGTATCTGCGGATTTTATCATCAGGAAACAATAGACCCTCACGCTCGATAGGTTCCTGTTTATACAAACATCGGTAAGAGATTTCGTCCATGAGTAATTGTTGGTCGGCAAAAAACTCTTTCGTAAAACCACCATACTCATAATCAAAATTGCTTTCCCCTGTCACAGGGTCTACATCGGGCACTGATATTGTTTTGACTCTTGGATTTCCAATATACATATTTTGAATGCGTCCGATAACGTCATGTACGCTCCAACGAGTGGCAATATGTATCTCTTTACACGGCTTTCCGTCCGTATCTTGTGTCTTACGCTGTCTTGCGTCTACTGCGTATTTATCCCATAATTTATCAAGTATTGTAGGATTTAAGGCTTCCTCAATTCCGCCTATCATATCATCAACTAGCAAAAATTTACTCGCACGGACTTTTCCGGCATTCTTACTTCCGACAGAAGTACATTGTACTGACGGAAAAGGTTTGTATTTGCCAATATTGAATTGCTCCATTTTGGCATTCGTGCTTGTAACTGATAGATTAGGAAAAATGTCATGCCACGCATAATCATCATCATTGGTAACAATGTCGTATACTCCATCATAGTACATTCGTGTAATGTCACCACTGTGTGAATAAAATAGGCTGTAGTCTTTTGGAAACCAACCGGCAACTGCCGAATGAAAAAATTTCTCAATCGTACTCTTGCCAGCTCCAGGCACTAGACTCACGCACAATATGTCATATTTATCATCAATCATGCCTTGTAATGCATCCACAAGTCCGATTTTGATTAGTTGTTTCCTACGTGGCATATAAAACCGGTCTTTAGGCTCACGCTTTTTCTCTATGTACTGAAAATAGCTGTCAACTATTTTGTTTTGGGCTTCAAGTAGCAAAACCTCATATTTTTTGTTTATCAGCTCATATGTGGTTTTGTGGTCGAATGCGTATTTTTCCAAATCCCAAATCGTACCACCTGTTTTAGCCGTGCAGAAGCCCTCTATAAGCTCTTTTGCCCTCTTAGTGAGTTGTAGTCCATACTCAATATCTTTCTCGCCATTTATGGCTACACTGCAAGCGTCTACATAGGCATTAATTACTTGCTCGTCTTTCCCTTTATCCTTTATGTAGTTTTCATATCCGTTTACTGTGGAAATAAGGCTCTGACTAGCCATAAGAAAAGCACCTCCACTTTTAAAAAGCAAAGGTGCTTATAGACCTCTGCCTATAATTTTTCTAGGGTAGCGACTACAATCAATCTGTAGCCGGTAATTGTTTTTATTCGTTTGCTTTGAAATTGTAAATCGGTTTTATAATGTCAACTATTTCAACGGTATCTTTTATATGTCCAATTATTTCATCCATTGTTTTATATGCCATAGGGCTTTCATCAATCGTGGATGTATTTACAGATGTTGTAAATATTCCGTCCATTGCTTTTTGATACTCTTCTAGCAAAATGCTTTCTTTTGCCTTTGACCTACTCATAGTCCGCCCTGCTTCATGCGGTGCTGAATAATTCCAATCTTCATTTCCCTTGCCAATTCCCAAAATACAACCGTCACGCATGTTTATTGGTATTAGTACTTTTTCCCCCGCTTTTGCAGAAATAGCACCTTTACGGACAATATTTGTATCGTGTTCAATGTAGTTGTGAATCGTTTGAAATCGTTCAGTTTCTTTTGTAACTTTCCAACACATATAGTAGCAAATAATGCTCTGAATGGCTCTTCTGTTAATTTCCGCAAACTCTTGGCATAATTCTTATCTTGCAATCCGAAAATGCCGGCTGTTTTACAAGCGTATATATCTGATTTAATGCTTCATGTTCTATATTTTCTGTAAATATTTTCAAATCAACCATGATATATTCCTTTCTGCTGATAATCAGCCATCATTATTTAGCTGTAATAAACCATTTTGTGGCACAAAGGACATTCACACTTCCAATTATCGCCCTCTCGTTGGTCGCCACAGTATATATATTCTTCTTCAATCGCTTCAAAAATCGTCCAACAATTCTTGCATTTAAATCTTAGTGGTTTTTTGGCTATGTTCAAATCGCCCTTTTTAATTATTTTCATAATCTCATTTCTTCCCCTCACTATTCGCTAATGATTTTGTTTCCTCTAGAATTTTCATTGCTAATGCTCTTGAAAATTCATAATTATTTTCCGGGTATCTGCCTAAAATTGATTTTGCATACTCATTGACTGCATCGACTGAAATATCAATGTCAATAGTCATATCATGAAATTCGGATGTTTCTATCGGCTCGCCATTTCTACCGCCTATTTCGTGCGATTGCGCTTCTCTAAGTGCCTCACGTTCTATTGATTTAATTACTTCTGCCATGCTCATTATAATAAACCTTAAATCCTTTCATTGCATAATCAGAAACAGCCTTTTTCAGCTCCTCATTGGTGGAATAGGCCTCTTTCAAAAGAATAGCCACGCCTTTTTTGCTGACCGCATAAATTCCAAACGGAACCTGTTTGCTTGCAACATGTAAAACAGCTTTTAATTGTTCTGCCTTCATTTCATATACGCTATTTCCGACTGTCAGTTTCATTGCTCATAAACCTTTCAAAATCTTCCATGCATTTATAGCACAAGTCGTATGTGGTATTAAAAATGCCGTTCTTTGTAACCGAATTTCCACACAGTATTCCTTTTTTAATTTCTGCACCACACCTATCGCAAGTGCACCATTTTCTTTCATGCTCCATTTTTCATAAACCTCTTGAACTCTTTCCTGCACTTAGGGCATAAATCGTATTGCGTATCATCTCTCCATATAGCCATTGGAAACGCTTCCTTTGCTAAATCTTCGGCTGTGCATATGCTTTTTTCGTAAAGAGGTTTTACCTCTCTTGTTTTGATATATGCATTTTTTTCATCGTAGCGTATTATTTCTTTTCCGCACCTGTCGCAAGTGCGCCATTCTTTTTGATGTTTCATTCTTCTACCAACCTTTCAAGCCAACCCTAGCATACGTAAAATATCAAATTCTGATATTTCCTCTGCACCCTCTCTTGTGTGCATAAGAATTTCTTTAAGTTTTTCATTTTCTGCATTGCTGTATTTATCTTTGTTATACGCTTCTGAAAAACAATAATATTTGCAATATCCATAGCCCACGCCAAGCATGTTTCCGTGAATACTCTTTCCGACAATATCATAATATTTTGGTACTTTTAAAATATTGTGTTTTTCATCTAGGGTACATTCCTTTTGTTCTGCTTTTAGCTTTGATTGAAGATATTTCAGAACACTTTGTATATCCTGTTCTGATTTTGAAATATATAAAATAGTTTCTTTCATTTTTCCACCAACTTTCTAAGCACCATACATAAACATATTTCCAAAATGGAAATCATTTAGGGCTTTTTCCAATTCGTCTTTGTACCTAAATGGACTTAAAGGGCTTTTTATTTCTTCCCTCAATACAGGTGACATATTGTCTATTAAAATGCCTTGTGTAGCACTTGCAAGATTTTGTGGTGGCAAATCCATTAAAGCGCATAACTCCATTCTTTTATGGTCACATTTTTCAGATTTAGGGCAACTTTTACATTTTTCTGCTAATTTACTTAAAGGTTCTGCCATTAACTACACCAACTTTCTGCCACACATAGGACAATAATTGATTTTATAATTTGATGTAATTTTTTTCGCAAAGCTCGCACATATCACTTCTTCCCCCATAAATTATCCGGTAATTCTTCACCGCCATAAATCTTGTTAGCGTATTTCTTAAATGTCGGTACGCTACAACCTGCTACTTTTGCCGCCTTTACTTGTGAAAGCTGCCCCGATATGTACAGGTTAATTGCTTCATAGAACTTATCTTTGTTTAGTGGGTGTACGCCTGCTGCCATAATAATCACTCCTTACTTTGATTTTCAACTTGATGATTATATTTTCTTACATCACTACGCATTTTAGATGGCATATTCTTATAACCTGTATTTTGAAGTTCTGCTTTGAAAGCGTTAAAATCATCATCATTTTTAACAAATATACTGACATATTTATCAATCTGCGGTCTTGTCATAAGCACACCATTTTCAGTAAATACCTTTTTGATGTAGTTTGTATAATAACAATACCCTTTGACTTTTTCGTGGTATAATCCCCAAAAATAATCAGCATTTTCTTTTGTTTCAAACTTTGCCCTAATCTCATTGTTAGAAATGTGATTGTAACAATGTCTGCACAATGTAATTAAATTGCTCTCTCTATCATCGCCGCACATTGAAGCTGTTCTTATATGTGTCATTACCAATGCTCTGTATTCTCTGCTACTCTTTCCACAATATCTGCAAGTATAATTATCTCTTTCAAAAATCTTGGTCTGTAAATCTTTATATGAACTCATAATAAATACCTCCTACAATTCCTTACTTTCACACCAACTGCTCTTACAAGCGTGATTCATAATGTTAATTAAAACCTTTTCAGAAGAAAAATGAACTAAGCTATAATCACATTTTGCCGAAAACTTTGTATTGAAATATTCATCAACCAACATCTTGTAGTCTGTATTATCGTCCATATCACTTATAGCTGCGTAATAGGTATCTGTATATCCGTCACGCTCTATGTCGGTTTCTTTTGTTAAATTATCTACTACTCTTGATAAAACCTTATCTGTTAATGGGTAGTGGTATTCTCCAGTACATTCTCCGTGTTTATCTAAAAAGTATTTAAAGAATGCTTCTACATTTTCTTTGAGTGTTTTATCATTAGTCCAATCATAAGCTATCTTACCAGCTCTACTTATCATTCTTTCCTCGGCAACTTCCCAATCACTTTGAGAGTATTCGCTTATCGGCTTAAACTCTTTCGCTTTTTTATCTTTGGGTAAAAAAGAATTACACTGTTCTCTGTTAAGAGAATTACTTTTAGTATTTAATTCATTAGTATTTTGTATATTAATATTTAATTCATCAGTACTTAATTCATTAGTATTTAATTGTCCGTGGATTTCTACCTGTTGATGTTCAACCCCTAGATTTTCTAGGTCTTGTTTTTCTATTTTCTGTTTATATGGTTCTTCGTAAACCTCATAGGTGTACTTTATTCTTCCACCATTGCTTTTTGTTGGGTTCTCTTTGGTAACCACAACATAATTATTATTCTTTAATTCATTTAAAGCCGATTTAACGGCTGTTTCGTTCTCTTTGCTTATTGCAACTAACCCAGCTATTGAATAATCCCAATTATCGGGTAATGAAAGCATTACAGACAATAAGCCTTTTGCTTTCAGACTCAAGCTCTTATCCCTTAAATGAGTATTGCTCATAACTGTGTAATTTTTTGTTTTATGCACTCTAATTGTTGCCATAATCGAATACCTCCGCTTGATATTATTTATGTATGCCTGTGATACATACTCCGCTTGATTGATAAAACAACAAACAGGCACAGCGGAAGTGCTTTTCGGTAGCTAACCTAGTTTGTTGTAAATAGTTGCACGGAGAGTCGAACTCCGTCAGACCAAACCATGCCAATGCATTTCAAATCTGCAAATTCTATTTTGCAAAGAGTTTTCTGTTTCCGATAATACAACTACTATCCATACATCACCCATCGACCTGAACTATTGCAGTAGTACCAGACTAAGTGGTGATAAGGAATTGATGTGGTGTGGATTTGAACCACACATGATTGTCGCGACTCTCGTCATCTAAGTTGCCGGTTTCAACGAATTATCTTACGGCAATAACGTTTACCCATTTCGTCACACATCAACAATCGGCAAGGTTGGGAATCGAACCCACGACAAATCAGCTATTAGTTGACTGCTCTACCACTGAGCTACATGCCGATAATGAGGGTGAAGTCTAAGGAGTGGCAACACCCTCCGGAGATATAAATTTGTATGCGCTGTAGGAAGAAAAGAACTAACGAAACCTACAGCAAAGGACATGTGAGGGATTGCACCTCACCTAAGACTCATATGATTTGAGTTGCCCTAGTTTAACAATTAATTAAAGGGGGTATATATGTCTACTCTGCCTATTACAGATGTCTTTACGACAGGTTGGTTTTCACGCTCGTGCATTGTGGGATTATACACGATTAAACCCTCACGAGCCTTGTGACGGCTCTTAACAGCTTTCCGCTATGAGGGCGAAAGGAACTACTAAGTCCAATGTCGGGGAACCAAGTAAACCCCGAACAGGGCATGTTGGATTCGAACCAACGTATGCAGGAATCAAAATCCTGTGCCTTACCGCTCGGCGAATGCCCTATATTTATTGCCACATGAATGCTATGGCAAGTATTTGACCGAGCATTACCGCAGCACCGAGAAGTCTCGAGCTAACTGTCTCTTTTTCGTTTAATGTGGCACTTGTCATTCCCAATGCAATTAATGCCAGCCATACTGTTGTTACAATTTTTAGTACAAACATGATTTACACCTCATCTTCTTTAAATGTCGAATCAATTATGCATGTAAGAGTAAAAAACACTATTGAAGCAATTATTGCGACCAGGTCAGGAAAGAATATCGCATGAACCATACAGAACAACATCGCCCATGCAAAAAAGCCCTTAATGAACTTTGGCAAGTATTCAACAATAATCTTGCCTAAAATCTTCCACCTGCGCTTAGACTTAAGTTCGCGAGCCTTATCCATGTACCACTCTGCCTTGCTCATATCCTCTGCTACAGAACCTTTATGCCCGGCACGATATTCATACTTGTATGCAGTAATCTCACACCATTTAGCCACATCCTTAAGCCCGTAAATGTCAATCATTTCATCAATGCACTCTTTACGATTAGGCAAGTTATAGTGGCTAGGGTGATTTACCATTTCGGAATTAATTTTGTTAGACTCAAATCCTGTTAATTTCATCACTGTTAGCTCCTTTACTGTTATATATTATATATAACTAATATTTTATCGTAGTTGTATGTATATATATTATTATTGTGTATGTTGTTTAATTAATATATAACTTATGTTATAATAATAAATACTGCTTGGTGCGATTAAGGTATGAGTAAAGGCCTTTTTGTTTTGGGGGATATTTTGGGGGCTAAGTGGGGCAGTTTTTCGCTTTTTATATACACCCCCAGGGCACCCAATGCGCGCGCTGCTCAGCTCTCAGCCATCAAGCATTTTAAATTGTATTTATTGCATATACAATTCAGTTACATGCTTTCAACTCTTCGCTAAACAACTGTTTTGTGCATAGTTGCAATAATTCAGTAGCTCTCAAAGCCTTGTAATTCAAGGGATTAAAATTGTGTGTGTTGTATATACAATTACTTGGCATTATCAACCATGCTATCACCTGATAATGCTTTAATATTCTGACTATTTGAACCGCCTAACTGTGGTAATTCATTGGCCGTTAGCACCCTCGCTTGCGTAGCCTCGTAGCCAATTCCCGGCTGATTCATGCCAAACTCATTATTTCCAACGAACATAGCACCGACAGGGGATTTATTATCGTATGCCCTATCCTTGATGCAATCTTTGCGGATTCCTTGCAATTTTTCCCAAATCTCATAACTTTTATGGCTTGACTCTTTGTTTAGTCTCCAGTTATCTATAACACCACAATCAATATTACACCAATTACTAAATGCAACAGTACTGCATAGTTTATTATATTTATCACTAATATATATATATTCATCACATATATTATTTAATATATTATAGTTATATCTGTTGTAGTTAGTTAACATACATGTATTATCATATAACTGCTTATCTTTTAATATACTATTGTCATTAAATATAATCTCTCCGACTCTTTTACAGACAGCTTTCCAAGGCCTTTGACCCTCGCTTTTTAAATCGTCAATTTGTAATTCCTGGCAAGCCTGATTTATAGCCCTCTCAAAGTCCTCCCGATAAAGTTGGAAAGTGCCAAAATCAGCAATCAAATGTTTAGTTATATTTCCTTTAATTTTTTCCATTTTAGCACCTCAAAATCATAAAATAAAAAAGCCCGCACCGCTTGGAGCAATTCCAAACAGTACGGGCAACCGGCATCCGCTTATTAATTTAATTAAAATAATAATAATCAAATATACTTATTTTGTCAATACATGGATTATTGGATATATAACAATAACTCTATTGATTAATATATACCACATCACACATATATATTAATTATATTATATATAATAAAAAGCCGGTCACAAAAACCGACTTTTTGAAAAACAATATTTAATTTTTAAATTTCAATACTAAATTCGTCTTTTAGCACTGCTTCAAAGCTTGGCTCTAATTCACAATAGCGTTTTAAAAACTCTATCGGCTCGCATGGTGCCAATTCGTGGTGAACCTTTTCTCGTGTCTCATCATCCATTAGAACGGCTATAGCGTCCATTTTTCTTGTGTTATTCTCATTTTTCCACCCCCTTTTTAATCCTCAATCTCGAACAAACAGAACTTGCATTCTAACTCGTCAATTTCTGCTTCGTATTCCTTGCCGTCAAACTCTAAATGCTTGATATAGCTATAACGCGGAGTTCTGAATTGTAACCCTGATACCATGCTACCGACATACAAGGCATTTTCCGGATTGTTCAAAATCTCTTTGAGTTTATCTGAAAACTCAATGTTGCATTTTTTCGAGCGGTTTATAATTTCCTCGTCCTCATTTATTCTTGTTTCAATGCTTTTCATAAAAGCTCTAAATTTTGGAGTATCGGGATTGCTTCCAATTTCTCCATATATTTTAAATTCTCTCATGTTCTGCGCCCCCTTAATCCTCTTCACAATCCTCAATTTTCCAATTAGGTCTCATTCCCTGGGCTTCCCATATGAGATAATCTCTCATATCGTCAATATCTTGTATTTCTGCCCATTTGTCATGGTCCTCTTCAAATTCTGCGTTTGGTTCAAACCACGCTTTGACCTCTTCAAAGGTCTTTGGCTTGCTATATTCGGCTCTGTTATCAACATCAACTATTCTGTATTTCATACTCTTTATACCTCCAATAAAATAAACTATTTATTTGCTACGACATAACTATAGCATTTTGCACTCTATATGTCAACACTAATTTTAGTGTTTTAATAAAATAATTTTTATCTACTATATAAAGCAATCAAAAATATTTTATTTTCTCCTCATCTGTTGGCACTATCTCTATTATGTCGCTAGGCTGCAGCCTTAATATAATGCATATAGTGTTTAAAGTATCTAGTGTTATACTTTTACCACTTCTTATATTTGACATGGTAGCTTGGCTCAATATCTTTTCTTTTCTTATTCTAGTACTTGTATATCCTCTATTAGATAGCTCTTTGAGTACATCAATTTTGTATTTAATCAATGTTTTTCAATCCTCTTTTCTATATTATATTTTTATTCTTTTATGATACTTTAAAACGTTTTTAAAGTCAACTAATAAAAATATTTTATTTTCACTAATTTTGGTGTTGACATACACTAATATTAGTGCTATTATAATGTCAAGTCGAAAGACAAGGAACAAAATAAAAAAGCCTGTCGCAGAGCTACCAACTGAACGACAGGCACCAAACAAATAATATGAAAGGCGCGTATATTATAACATACGTGGGAAAAGGTGTAAACATGGAATACTATTATTTATCAGCAATCAAAGAGGATGTAAAAAATTATATTGACGATGAAATAACAATTTCTGATTTTTCAGACCGTGACGAGCTGGAGAACTACTTAAATGACGAGTTATGGACTTGCGACAGCGTAACCGGCAACGCGAGCGGTAGTTATACTATGAACCGCTTAACAGCTAGAGACTATGTTATCGACAATATAGATGAGCTTAACGATGCCGTTGAAAATCTTGGAATTGACAAAAATATCGTTGGTGAGAAGTTTCTCGCCGAGGATTTTGAATGGTGCGATGTAACAATTAGATGCAACTTACTATCAAGTGCAATTAGTGAAGTACTCGACAGCATGGAGCAAAACAACGAACTAGATTTTGACAGCGACAACGAGTAATTAACATTTAAGCCGGTGCAAGTTCACCGGCTTTATATTATTTTCAGGGCAAAAGATTTATATATAAGAGGCAATTCCTATAGTTATTATTTCACCGTAATGTATTTAGATGACTATTTGAGCCTCAAAAAGTTCAGTAAAATGGTTTCTAAACTCGTAAATATGTTTTGTCAGGCATTGCACAACGGCAAGACAGCAACAGAAGCCAAAAACATGCAATTACATTTTTGTGCGTTGTGCCCGGAATATTTCCCGGCATATGAAAATATTTACAATGAAATAGCATGGATTTAGGGGGCACAACTATGGACGATTTAAAAGAACTTTTAAAGGCTTTCGGGCTTTTTGTATCATGCCTAATTATTGGGTATGGCGGTTTGTTTTTATTTTTTTATTAAATAGCTAATATTAAGGAATTTTTAGCCGGTTCGATTCCGGCTATTAGCTTTATATATAAGGCTTTTCAGGTCTTATATTTTAATCTGTTGAGGGCTACCAATTAAAAGCGGTTATAAGTGCATATATTAATGCTTTGAGCGTTTGAGGGCTACCGGCTTTTGTGGTCATAAGTGCATATATACAGACATTCGCGGATAATGTAAAGCCGTATCGGTGTGGCATTTGAACTTGCGACAAGTGAAGCGATTAACAAACGTGGGGAATAGCAAGCGCAGAGCAACGAGCGTTAGACATGCTAAAGTGTGTAAGATATACAGCGCACTATAAATATTTTGTATGCATATATAGGTGATTTGCGTTACCGCCTATAAAAACAGATTAACGCACGACAGACCGCGAAAAGGTCAAAAAGCAACCTATAAACCATGTACTAAAACAGAAAAGAGGGTTAATGAATGGATAACAAACTAACTACGCTTGACGCTGTAGAAATGGAAATAAGAGCACGCTACAATGGTAAATATACGGATGTATTAGGCTATCAGGCAAGCGAGCGCGCCACACGCAAAGCGATAACGGATATTTTTAAGCATACCGCTAATTTTGGAACGTGTGACGATGTATTAACGCTCATTAGTGGCAAGGAATACCGGCGGACGGCTTTTATTAACTATCTACAGCATGAAAACTATATAAGCCCAATAATTAAGGCTTGTTATAGTTAGGGGGATGTATTATGTCTAATTATGAGTATTTGGGGAAAAAGGAAATATATAAGCGCGTTCAGGCGCTAGGCTATGAGATGCCAAAAATAAGTGACTTTGATTATATCAAGTATGACTGTATAGAGTGGATGCAATCGCACGAGTTAAAAATAACAGTTCAAAAGGGCGGTGAATGGTTGCAAGTCGTAGAAAAGCGCGCGCACGTTCGCCCGGTCACGCTTTTTTGCGACTATCAAGCCGGGAAATATATTACGCGTTACTACTAGGGATATTTTATATCCCTTTTTGTCGTGTCAAAAATCAAGCATGCAGCCGTTGGAACTGTCGGACTGTCGTACATTGACAAATAAATAAAAACGGTTTATGATTTTATGATATACACATTTAAAGCCGTGTATTTGACGATTTAAGGGTTTTTAAACGTGTTAGCGTGGATTTTTATCGAGTACGCTATAATGAGCCGTAAAATGAGCCATTTACAATGCTTTATAATATTTCTGCAGAGCTTTAAGCCGTCAAGCCGTGCCGGGTGCGAGTTGTTACAAGTCAGGCGCACCAATTCACGGAAAATGTTTGAATTTTCAGAAAACTTCACTCAATTAAAGTGTGGTGCGAGTTCTTTGCAAGTTCTCGACAAGTTTTTGTAAAATTTTGCGAACGGATTTTTGAAATCAAAAAAGTCAAAGGTAGGGGGGTATCAAAATATTTTAGGATTTTTTTGAATTTTGAATCGCCAAAAAATAAATGCTCTTGGCACTGTAGTCGCTCTCCCCTAGTTTCTCAATCAATTTCTGCCGTGTCATTTCTGGATTAGTCCGGTGTATGTATTCTAATAGTCTGTCTATTTTATCCATATTTTTGCTCCAATAAATCAAATATTCTGTCAGCCGTGTATACAATATTCCGTCCGTACAAGCTCATAAAGTCTGCGATTATTTCTTCTGTCTCTATGTCAATGTCACAGCCGTATGAGAATGAGTACACATGCACCAGCTCGTGGCATAGTATCTTGTCGGCCATGTAATCAGACACATTATCAGCTATCGTTACTGTCTTGGTTGTGTTGTCGGTTACTCCTAAACTTATAGTGCCGTCAGACCGCCTTAATTCGCTTGATGTGGGCTTTTTAAATTGTATGTGCCACAATATATCATTAACATTAATAAACACCTGTATACTCCTTTCTGAATAAAGCAAAAGCCACTAACCGAATATCAGCTAGTGGCTTTTTACTAGAGAAAATAGTGTTTATCTATTTCTCCACATTTCTTTTCCCCATTATAAAAATAAAAATCTTCAGCATCAAATTGAAATATGCCAAACAATGAGTTCTTGCTAGATAAATACTTTATTCCGTCTTTATCTATATAATATTGAGTGACCTCATTATCAATGGGGCTGATTATCAAATCTCCATTTTTAAGGTTGTTAAAAGTTCCTATTTTTTGTCTTTTCATGAATAGCCTCCGTTTTATCTAAAAGTAAATGTATTCCTCTTCTGATGGCTTCACCTTTTGTAAAATTGTGCTGTTCACAATAGGCTTTCAGCTTTCTTTCTGTTTCCTCATCAAGTCTGATACTAAATCTGCTTGATTTCGGATTGCCAACTTTAGGTCTGCCTGCTGGTGACATAAACATCACTTCCTTTCTTGTCACACCTTTATTATATTTATGTTACACCATATTGTCAAGCATTATTTTAAAATATTTTTCACTAGCCAATATTCAGTTATCAATGTGCGAAAAACAGGCTATGAGCATTACTACCCATAGCCTTAATAATTACAGTTTTGACGCAAGATTGCTCATTTTGGTGCGCAAAAGGTTGCGTTCATCGGGTGTCATGTCATTTAAAAGCTCCGATATATCTCCGCTCAATTCACGGATATACATGTCAAGGGCTTTCATTTTATGCTCTTTGTCCTCTGTAGAAGCTCCTTTGTGCATTTCCTTTGTCTCGGTATAATGTCTCTTTGCTCTGTCATAATTGCTTTCACTCACATGTGGTGCAATCGGTTCAGAGTAGTACATCTTACCTCGGCTCTTATCCATGTCGCGCATATACTCCATGTCGTTGTAGTTTACCGGCATGTGATAATATGGTGGTTCGGTGTATCTCCTGTAATCGTCTTTTGAATTTTCCATAGCTTCAACAATCAGATACTCCTTGTCAAATTCTACGATATTCTTAACAATCTCGGTAAAATCCTTTAAATCGTCAAGATTTTGTCCCTCAAAATTGTCAATTCCAATTCCGTCAACTTTAGCCTTGACGCATTCCATTATCTGTTTAGCCCATTTATGCATATCATCAAGCCTCCCTTACTGCGATTAAGTTGCTATTCTGTACTTCAATAGCCTGTGTTGATGTATTCTGCACCGCTACAGTACTGCAACAGCCACAAGGTACATCAACGTATGCCTGAGCCGAAACGTTAAATAAATTTTGTACTGCTGCCGGTGTTACAATCATTCGTGTTGACTGTAAAGGCTCTCCGTCTACTGCAATGGCAAGCGAAATAGCTCCAACTGTACCGCCTGTAGGTATCTGAATGTTTCCACTATAAGATACTAAAAATCTAGCCTTACACTGATTAGTAATGCCTCTTAACTTGATAATTCCACTTCCGGTCCTGTGTACGATGCATTTTGTTCCGTTTACGGCTGTCTCTGTAAATGCAACATCTTCTCCGGCCGAAACAGTCTGTAATGCAATTCCTGTTATTTCCATTATCTTTACCTCTCTTTCACAAAATAAGGGCAAACATTATAGTCTGCCCTTGGGTTATAAGTAATACTGCTTAGCAGACATAATCTCGACTAACTCTCGACTAAACTTGGACTAAACCTCGACTAAAAATGGTTTTTAATCAGTTTAGATTGAGTTAACTCAATTAAGATACTCAATTATTCATTTTTAGCAATTACAGCCGGTATTGCAACCACAGCCATATGCATAAGCATTTGGGTTAGGCACAACATAAGCTGGAATAGCCGTAGGATTTACAGAGTTGACAATCTGCTGTGTCTGTGCTGTCATTGCAGTAGTCA